TATTTTGCTGTGCTTGGGATCTTAAAGCATTAATGTCTTCCGGAGTAAAATCTAGGTTTTGTTCAGTACCTAACTGTAACATACCGGATAAAACATCCGCTCTTTGATCGGCAGTAGTATCAACATTACTTAAGCCTCGTTCATAGGCATTTAAAGTTAAAAGTTTTTGCCTTTGCCGGTCTTTTTCTCTAGCTTCTTTACGAGCTAAATAAGGAGCTTGTGCCAAGCCTTGTCCTACTCGCCCTAAATCTTCACTCCACTTAGGGTTAGCTATAGACTGTAATAATGAATCTGAAATTTTTATTGCCATTGTTAGCTCCTTGAGCCGTAAAATTTACTTTATTAAACCGTGTTTAGGAAAATAACTCACCTAGTGAACTTAACCAACCATCGTCACCAAAGGCTGAACCGATACTACCTCCCACTAAACCAGTTCCTAAAGAACCTAATAAATTAGCTACTGCTTGTTGTGAGGCCAGTTCCGTAGACAAAGGCAACATATAAGAATCAGTAAGGTATTCCGCTCCTTGTTGCTTAGCCTGATTAGCAATAGAACTTAGACTAATTGCTGGCTGTATTGCGGCAAGAGCCTTTTCTTGTGGAGTATAGCCTAATCCAAAATGAGAACCTATTCCTTTTAAACGATCAAATTCATAAGCACTTGGTTGACCTAACGCAGCGGAACCTAAATCATACATACTTCTTTGAGCGGAAATGTTAGAATCTCGTTCGGCTCTGGCTCCAGCCATTGCGTCCAATAAAGTTTGTGACTTAGTATCCATAAGAGCTTTTTGAAACGCCAATTCTTCCGGAGAACCTCCGTACATTGAAGTACGCATTCCTGCTTTACCTGTGTTAAAAAGTTGTTGATCTAATGCAGACCTTGCTTCAAGTTCTTTTGAAGACTGTGCTTCCCTCATTAAATCATATAATTCTTTACTTCTTGTTGCAGGGTCCATTAAAACAGAATCAAACATTCCTTGTGCGCCTTGTAAAGCCCTATTTCTAATAGGATCATATAAAGCTGCAACTTGGTCTCTATCTCCCTGTAAATTTCTATAATTAGATAAGCCCGTAGTCATACCTAAATTTTGAAGAGCCTGTTCGTCAGGACTATAATTTATATTATATCCACCGCCAGGTTCTCCTGTAATAGTTGTTGCATTAGGTTGAGAACCTGTTTTAATAGTAAAAGGTTGAAATTGAGAAGCCTGTTGAGCTAACTTCCCAATGTCGTAAGATCCTTTTATATCGTCATCGCCTAGAGCAGTAAACGAACCTAAATCTTTTAAATCCTCTAATGCACCAGCAATACTGCTTGCACCAGCGGCTCCTGTACCTATTCCAAAAAGACTTGTAAAAAAATCTGTAGCTGACATTAGTATGTTCCTCCGTCAACTGTTGCAGTAAAAGTTCCTGAAACAGTTAAAGCTGCTGCGGTTACGGTTCCAGTAAAAGTAGGACTAGCTAAATCTGATTTGGTAGCTACCGCTGTTGCAATACTATTAAACTCAGAATCAATTTCAGAACCTTTAATAATTTTAGCAGCGACTCCTGAAGATAAAGAATCTTTAGCTAAAAAATTAGTTGATTTTGTATAATTACTCATAAGGATTTACCTATTAGTGCTTTAATATTAAATTGTTGTAAGGATAAAGCATTTCCATTAATGGGAGCTTCTAATCCAATTCTTAATGTACGTCCTTGTCCTGATGTTTTAACAGTTGGATCTTCAATAACAACACCGCCTGTATATTCAGCAGTTGAGTTATATTCTGAAACACCATATTCGCCTACAACAGCGTCAGCTATGGAAACTACTTGTTTAAAATAATTTTCAGTAAAATCATAACTCCAATTCATTGTTGCAGAAGAATTTTGACCACCTACAATAAGAGCGGTTATTTCCTTAAGCATTTTTAATTGAGTAGTGTTTCCAAAAGCTAATTCATTACTAAAATAACTAATGTCATATTCAGTTGAAGTGCCATCAATAAACCCAGAATATTCAGTTATGGCTGAAGAACCAGAAAAATATAAAGTTCCGTTAAGAGTCCTTGTTCCATTTAAAATTGCAGAAGAGGACCAAGTAGTTACTCTATACGCTCCGTTTTCTAAAGCCTGTGAAGTGTCAAAACAATAAACCATATCGCTAGAAGGAAAAATTAATAAATAAAACTTTTCTTCCGGACTATAAATAGATTTAATTACTTTATTGTTTGATTCAGAAGAAATTTTATACAAAAGATCGTTTGTTATATTTCCTGATACCGTATTAATAGGAAGAGATTTTTCTTGTATAGTTCTTCCTAAACTTAATAATCCAGAACTTGATAAAAATAATAAATCTGTTCCTGTAGATTGAACTGTGTCTCTAGTTAAACAACCTACTCCGCTAATTGTATCGGATAGCGTCATGCTGGCAGGTGTTGTAGCTCCTGAATAAGTCACAATGGAATGTGATCCAAAAATAATTAAATAACCGTTCCATGCAGCTAAAGCAACTATTTCATCGTACCCATCAGGCCATACATGAGAAATATTAATTGATCCGGAACTTCCTCCTGTCCACTTATGTCCACTAACTAAATCAGACCAGTACACTGTAGCTTTATCCGCAGCAAAATCAGCCGCCCATAATCTACCGTAAGCACCAAGAACTTCATTAGCCTGTGGAGGTGTTCCTGCTGCACTGGTAACTGCTGACATCTTTTGTAAGCCAGCGGAGTTAGAGTAAACTAAAGGCTCATATCCTTGTTGAAAAAAATAAGCACTGTCGTAAAAGTTTATAATTTTCCAGTTATTGGCTGAAACTGAGTAACCTCCAGGTAAAGACAATTCGGTTAATGTCGAAGTGCCTTTAAATATTTTATTGTTTCCTCCAGATAAAATTTCAGTATTTGAAGAAGAGTCTAAAAAATGTCCTACGGCTTCCAGTCCTGCGCTTGAACCTAAAGGAGATAAACTTGAGGTAACTGTTTTAAAACCTTTACGAGAACCAACACGACCATAGTTATCTATAACGCAATTATTTGCTACAGAAGCAAAAGCAAAATCATCACTTAAAGGAGAATCTTGGGTATTAATTCCTTTAAACCCAGGAGCAGCTATTGTTAAACTTGATATTTGTGCTGACATTAAGGTGTATACCAAATAGTTTCTTCTGGATGTTTTTGAGCGTCTAGAGCAATAGCATCCTGTAAATATTTATTTGCTAAAGTAAAATATTCTTGTGTAGTTGTTCCTCCAGTTTCTCCTCGTTCCCTAGATAAAAAAGCTATAGATAAATGAATAACAGGCATTGACGGAATTAATAAATCGTCTGTATTTGCTGATAAATCACCTTCTCTTTTAACAACATTAAATCTTAATGTTTCAACTGCATTAGGTTTTGGGTATAAATCAATTTGCGTATCTCCGTTTGAGTCAACTCCATTAAACGTATAATAACGAGGACTTCCTTCTTCGGGAGATTGAACTAAATATTTATCGTTAAACCAATGTTGAGTTTGATAAGTTAAAAACCAATTTTTAGTGTCATTAAGAGCGTCTAAAATTTTAATTTTATTCTGGCTTCCAACTAAAACATAATTAAAAACTCCACTGGAAGTAGTTACTGTTAAAGTATTTCTTAAAGCTGACCAATCCCAAGAGTCCTCACAGAATTTTTTAGCGTCATTAACAAAATCACCAACCATTGTTGAATAAGTATTTTCTGTAATATCAGAAACGGTTGGTTCTCTTAAACGTCTAAGAACATTATTAATTACTTCTAAATAAGTCATTTTTACCCTCTATTATTTCTTTTTCTAGCTGCATCATAAAAAGATATAAAGTTGTTTAGTCCTCCGGTGTCATTTAACGCCCCACCAAGAGCATTAGAACCCCGATTAAATCCAGAAAAAAATCCTTGTCTAGCTTTTGAATTTATTCGTGAAACATCCTTAGACCCTGCTTGATTTGCTTGGTTTTGATTAGTTGTTGTTGGCGCATTGATCAGCGAATTTAAAAAAGAACTTGAAGCGTCCATGCTAAATAGAGGAGCTATTGGTATTCTATCCGGATTAAACGGAGCATCGAATACGGAAGGACTAAAGCCTTTTCCTCCACCACCACCACCGCCGCCGCCGCCGCCAAAACCTCCAAAATCATCGTCATCGTGATCGCCATTGTTATTATCAGGATTACACACATCTGGATTTGCAGCAGCATAGTCTGGATCACTACAGTCTTGTCCAACTCCTTCTACAGGCTCACAAAAATCACCAGTTGGTCGAGCATAACCTGGTTTACAATCACCACAACGTCCGTCTTCCGTAACTTCTGAATTAGGGTCTTCACAAGTGTATTTAAAGGGTACACAAGTTCCTTCTCCGTCATCTATATATCCACTAATACATTGACCACAGTAAGTTTCTCCGGCTCCTATACCCATTGGTCCAGTTGAAACAGTTACTCTGTGTTGGGCTGCACAATCAGGATCAGTATTTTTACAAATGTCTGGGTTTTCAGCAACAAAGTCCGGATTATTACAGTCTTGCCCAACGATTGGTTTAGGAATACAGCTAAATTCTCCAAATTTATCCAAACCCATAACGTAACCGGCTTTACAGTTTTCAGTACAGTTTCCGTCTGAATCAGTCTCTCTATTAACGTCCCAACAAGAATCAGTAGGCGTATCATCGTCGTTTACACAAACTCCGTCTACATCTGTAAAACCCCCTAAACACCCACCGCACTCTAGGTCATTACCAGGAATGTCTTGCCTATTTTGTTCGGCACAAGAAGTTCCTTCTACAGGAACACATTTATCTAAAACTGTATTACATTCGTAAGCTACTCCGTCTACGTCAGGACAACCGTCTTCAGGACAACCTAAACTTTGCTCACACTCTGAATCAGCATCAATCCAACCACCATTACAGGGTTTTTCACATTTAGAAGGAGAGTTATCGTTTGCTCTTACTCCTTCACCGTATTTATCTAAACAAAAGTTGTCATCGTCTGGAGTGTCGGGAAGTTCACAGGAAGTTCCGTTCCAGGTTCCTCCTTTTTCCGCACATTCTTCTTCTTCAGCAGTTAAATTGGTTTTTGTTACAATTCCACCTAAGACGGAAGAACCAATTATTGCCCATACCCAAGGAGGCCATTTGCTTGAATCTGCGCCAAATATATCAATAAGGTCATCTAATACTTCACTAGGTAAATCAGCCCAAGTACATTCTTTAGGAGTTCCATCAGGTTCTTTACAATTTCCAGTTAAAATATCACCGTATTTTCCTGCTCCTGTTATTTTATCTTCTAAAGTTTCAATTTTACCTATAACTTGTCCAAGAACGTCTGTACCAATGCCTACAACAGATCCAATAGCACCACCTATTAAATCTCCAGGACTACAAGTATCACTTATACAACAATCTGCGTTTGGCTGTAAAACACATAAACTATTTGAAATACGTTCCGTTGCTGTACAATCTCTTTTATTTCCATCATCGTCTATTTTTGTACATTTTATTTTACCGGAAACAGTCTCAAATATATCTCCAACTTTTTGCATCATTTCCCAAATAGTAGGAGTTTTAAATATGCCTACACCTAATATTGCAGCCCATTCAGGTAAATTAATAATGGAAGGAAACATAATCCTAAGATTATCTAAAATTGCTTTAGCGTCACAAGGACGGCCTTGAACACACTCAGCAAAAATGTTATCTAACTCAGCCCAAATACCTACATCGTCAGTTATTGGGAATTGTCCATTAGCCTCAACCCAAGAAGCTAAATGTGGATTGTTTAACATATCAGGATTATTTTCTAATAAATCCTCTAATTGCCCTATGTCAGTAGCATCGAAAATTTGTTGTCCGAATTCAGCGGCTTGTCGTTTAGCTTCAATATCCGGATCGTTATCATCGTCATTATCATCGTCTGGACCGCCAGGACCAAACAATTCAATACATCCTCTTTGTAAATGATTATTTCCTCTTGAACAATAATTAACTGCTTGTGCGCCAGATATACAAGCTCCACCATAATTACAAGAATCCAAAGGATTGGGGACAACAACGCCAGGTGTTCCTGTTAAAGTTCCGTCTCTACAAGCTGCTCGTCTAGCTAATTCTGCTGGCTCACGATCTTTACAATACGCTCCAAGTCCTGGTCCTTTTCTTCTTGATGTTTTAGGTGCTTCATTAGTTGACACAGCTTCTGAAACCACAGGAGGACTAGTTTCTACAACCGCAGGAGGACTAGCTTGTGGAGCAACAGGGGGAACATAAGCAGGAATATTTTGACGAACATTAGGAATATTTTGACGAACATCAGGAATACTGTTGTTTAATATTTGCTGTAAATTACCTGGAAGCCACATTATTTCTTACCCCAGTTGGACAAACTCTTAAGTCCAAAACTAGCAGCTATAGCCCCACCTAAGAAAGCTTTGTAGTAATCAGGCATAGTTTCAAGAACAGCAAACCCACGTTCCACATAAGGAACGATGTCAGGAATAAAAGCCCCAATAAGAGGCAAGCTGAGAATGACAGCAAACCATTCATCCTTCCAACTATTAGTTGACGCATCTGCTTGTATGGCCTCCCAATCGGCATCAGCTTCTATACGTCTCATTTTGGACGCATGTACAGCCTGTTTTTCCTGATGCTTATTCTTTAGGTATCCACCTACAAGATTAGCTACAGGTGATATTAATGCTTGCCACATATTAGTCCCTAAAAGTTGTTGTCTGTGCAACCAGTACAGGTTTGCAATATCCAGTTACTTTAGCTTCGTTGTCTTCCAATCTATCCGCAAAGTATCGACATCTATTGACATCTCTAAAGTGCATACCTTTAGTATTTATTTCTTCTCCTTCTATAATTACTATTAGAAGGAATGCCATTAGTCTCATTTATATACCAATAAAGCTAATAGATAAATAACTACTCCTAATTCAACTGCTAATATTGTGTGATACACAGTCCAGATTATAGGATATTGTTTACTGTCTTTTAACTTCATCTTGAAAAATTCATTAGTAAGTCATAAAATCCATAAATAATTGCACCACTAATAAACAAACCACCAGCTATTGCAATTAAATCTAAAATAGTTCTTCTTCTGCGTCTTTGTGCGTAAACTAGCTTTTCTCTTTTAGCTTTAATTTCCTTACGCATTCGTATCATTTCACGGTACGTTTCTATGCCGTACCGGATAACTAACAAATCTCTAATTTGTCGCTCTTGTTCCTCCATTTTCTTTTTTACAATAATGGAATTTAGAGCCTCTTGTTCAACACTACCACTGTCAAGCAGTTTACGGAATATAGGTGGTTTTT